CGTTGCAAGTGTAATCTCGGAACAAAGATTACTTTGTTTAATCTCTAATCCTAATTCTTTCTGCTCTTGAGGTAAGGCAGCATTACAATTATCTATATTAATCATATAAGGTTCGCCTGTTTCAATACGAACATTAAGTAATTGCCACCACAGATCTCTAGCTTGAATTATTTTTACAGCTTCCTTTGTCTTTGGATCTACTAATCTCCATTCATCATTATTCTTTACAGCTTCTAAAAACTTATTTGTAATATTAACTGCATTATGAATATTCAAACATTTACGATTTAAATCTCCTCCTGTAGGCTTACGCATATTAATGAACTCTTCAATCTCAGGATGACTAATATCCATATAAGCAGCATAGCTTCCTCTTCTAGTTACTCCCTGATTGAAGGCTAACATCTGAGAATCTACGACATGCATGAATGGTATAGATCCAGTAGAACGGCTACCGTTACTAGTTGCAATGCCGTTACTGCGAACTTCACCCCAATAGCCACCGATTCCACCCCCCGAACTCGATAACCATATATTCTCATCATAATGATCAGATAAACCGTGTCTCGAATCAGGTACGTAATTGAGGAAGCAACTAATAGGTAAGCCCCTAGTAGTGCCCCCGTTAGAAAGTATAGGAGTGCTGAACATAAACCAATTCCTACTACTATATTCATAGAGTCTCTGAGCCATGTCGTAGTCAACCGTTCCTTTATACGTTGAACCAAAGACACTAGCTCTTGCATACGCTTCTTGTGCATAAGTTTCTTCTTCCCAAAAATAGCGATCAATTAAAGTATTAAGACTAAATTTATCTAGATTCTTTTCTCTTCCATAATCGATTTTTATACCAAGATATTCTTGGACACCTTCTTTAGTGATCATAGTCTTTTAAATTCTCCTGATATTTTAATTCTTCTTTGCGTACCTTACGATGACGCTTTCCTTTAGAATTATTTTTAGCTTTCTTTCTTTTAGTATACTGAGTACGTCTCTCAGTCTTTCTGTCCCAAGACATTGTGATCCTCCATAAACTTCACAAGGCGCTGTTCATACCACTGTGCTTTGCTTAGATCTTCAAAGCCATTCTTGTATCGAAATCTCCAACGGTACTTCATGGAGTTACCTCGAAGATAGCCTATATATTCTTCTTTAGATAGCATAGCCTCAATAGCATCTATGCACTCAGTCTGCCCTTGATTATAATGTGCAGGGCTATGAACATTATTGTATTTTTTATTATAATCCTTTGGTTTATACACAGTTCCTTTCTCTCCTTTAAAGCGTTTACGAATCTCGCTATACAAATCAGAATCAGTCTGCCTTTGTTTATTCTCCCATTTTCTAGCTACTGCATCCCATTCATCTGGTGTTGCTTCATCTATACTATATCTAGTCATTGCCATTCCTCCGGTAAAGTTTTCTCAGTAAACCAACGTATCTCATGACTGTCAGCCCAATCTGCATGTGTTCTTTTTGAGCCGTCCTTTCGTCGACGAGCGTAAGGCATCGGAGCGAAAGGTGAGGCGAAAAGGAACACTAGCTCAGTGTCTTTAGGTAACATTTTTATAATCCAGATATATTTACTATACTCTTGATAGTCCCAAAATCTTCCTTTAGATTCAAGTAAAATTTTCTTACCATCTATAACACGTATAAAATCTGGATGATAAATATGTTCTACAACATATGCTACCGTAGTATTGTGAACTTCCCAATTCTTTAATAGTTTCTTATGAAGTTCTGCCTCCCATTTGGAATCATACCCTTTGGGTACACCTTTTTCAACAGGTCTTTTCTTTCTAGGTATACGTCTTGGCATTTTCAATCTCTTTCATTGTAACAGATTCAATAGTTCTTTTACCATGACTTTTCTTTAAAATCATCTTCAATCTTTTACGAACCCAACGATGGGTGTACGCACTCAAACGTACCTGTCCTAAAGATACTGTATACTTATCAGTCGGCAACAATTCTTTTAATTCTTCTAACGAAAGATCTCTATCTTCTGGAAGAATATTATTTATCCATCCCATTAAAAGATTAAAAACATGTACGTTCATACGTTGCTTTTTACTTTTAGTAATCATAAACCTCTTCAACTCTAGGTTCGTTTACAACTTCTGTTAAATACACAAGACCTTTTGAATATTGAAATGCTCGTAAGTCAGGATAACAACTTACTTTATGTTTACAATAAGTACACTCCCTCGGAAGTTTCATATTACCTGACTTACCTTCAGAAACAGGATCATAACAATATTCTTTCGGAGGAGTATCTAACATTAACGAATCTTTAATGTCTCGTATCCTGGCCTTTACATTAGGCTTATCTAATTCTTCAGGTCTATAAAGAGTTAGCTCTCCCGTCTCCTTATTAATAACTAAGAACCCACCACCATCAGTCTTCTCTGATTCTTCATAGCCTGCTAACTGAGCCATATATCCAAACGGATCATCATCACGTAACGTTCCTGCTTTAAATTTCTTAAAGGCATAACTTGATGCAGTCTTAATATCTACAACTTCTCCATCAATCTTACAATCAATATGTCCTTTTATTCCAGAAACTTTAACTTCTTTCTGCTCATCCTCTACCTTATGATTAGCAAGACGAACAAGAAAGAGAAGAACCTCTTCTAATAAATGTCCGTAAAGAAACTTTATTGGAAGGTAACTACTTATATTTGTTTCTTCCTCCTTATTATTTTTAAGGTCGAACCATAATTGACGCATGGGTTTTCCAATATTGGACATACGTAACATAGTCTTACCACCACGTTGAGGGATAGCCCATGTTTTTAAAGCTTTCTTTATGGACTCGCCAAACTCTTCGATCAAAGAATCATCTAAGTCTAAAGCCCCTCCGTTGGATAGAGGGGCTAACTCAGAATAGATATCTTCAACAAGAGTATCTAAGTTTTTAGACTGCAACGTCAAAATTACTACCAAAGTAAGTTTCATTAAGAACTTTAACAGCTACATTCGTAGTTACACGAAACCACTCACCGTTTCTTTCTTTAGCTAAAGGTTGCAATTGTTGATGAACCAACTTTTCAGCAGCTCGTCTATCTTCAAAGTAACTCTTATCTACTAGAATATAATCTCTGAAGGGACTACCTGTTTGAAAAGCATTCGTTCTATCAAATGCATCAATAGCCATACCTACTTTAACCCATCCCTTCCAAGCAGGGTTCTTAATAATATAAACATATCCATCTTCAACTTCATCAAAGAGTTCTTTAACTCTTTCATTGATTCGAGACACTTCAGTTGGAAAGTGAATCAGTCCCATTGCAGCTAATACTGCATGAATACCTCTCTGTTCATACAAAAAGTTAAAAGGATGACTCTTATTTCCTAGACGATAACGTTTACCTTCAATCGTCATTCTTGTTTTATTTTCAAGAAACCTTGGGTAAGGTTGTTTGATACTAATGTGTTTCACTCCAATTATCTCCTATACTATATTCACCATCAAGAGGACACCGCAAATGGAAATCATCTGCGACCTCTCGTATACATTGTACACCAAGTTCACCAACAATGCAAGCATGACATTCATGAACTTCTATCTGCCATTCATCGTGGATATTGGCTACAAAATGAGCATCGTATTGTTCCTCCTTTATTTTATCATGTAATTTTATAAGTGCCTGCTTCATTACAACAGCACCTGCACTCTGCAACAAAGTATTTAATGCAGAGTATTCATGTCGTACTGCAATATGTCTTCCGTCTAATCCTTTGAGGTAGCCTCGTCTTGCCGCTCTTTCAACCTTATCTTTAAGAGTTGCGAGTGCTGGGAGATTAGTAAGGAAACGTTGTCTAAGGATTTTACCATCTTTTCTACTTCGTCCAACCACACTCCCAAGTTTCGCATCTCCTGCTCCGTATATGAAGGCATAGATGAAAGTCTTCGCCTGATTTCTTGATTCAAGTCCTGCAAGTTTTTGATTAGCGGTGTGTATATCACCAGTGAGGATTTCATTTGTAAACTCCTTATCGTTCATGTAATGAGCAAGCATTCTAAGTTCTAGTCCACTTGCATCAATACCAATTAATTTATATCCATTAGGTACAATCCAACATTCTCTACATTCCTTACCATAAGGACTATTGATTGAAGGAACTTGCGCCATGTTAGGTTTGACATGAGCCATTCTACCTGTTATTGCTCCGTTAGGTATAACAAATCCATGTACTCTATTATCACTACCTAGATGTTTAAACCATGATGAAACTTGAGCTATACGTTTCTGCAACAATAAGAACTCTGCTATCAACTGAGCTTCAGGTATATCTTTTACATTCTTTAATGTACCTTCATCAACAATAGGTTGACCTGTTGGTGTAAACTTCTTTGGCTTCCAACCAAACTCTTGAAGATATTCTCCTATTTGTTTTCTAGAAGCTAAGTTAAACTCCTGAATTTTATAACGATCAAATGCCAATACTCTACTAACAGGTTGAGTAGATAAACAATTATATTCTTCTTCTGTTAAACCTTGCTTAGATAGTTTACCATCATTTTTAAATTTAGGTACAACAGTTTTTATCTTAACCTTCTTAGGTTTAAAAACTTCTTGAACTTCATCCTCTATAATTGTTTTACGTTCATTTAATTTTGCCAACAACATTTCACCTTTATAACTATCAAATAAGAATCCATATCTTTCTTGTTCTTTAAGTATGTGAGATACATCATGTTCAATCTTAATTGACTTTGTATCAAATCCATCTAACTCTTTGATAACATTATCAAATACTAATGAATTTAATTCTACATCATTGATACAATAGTCCAGCATATTAGGAGTATACCTTTGAAAATCTCTCTCTTCCATCAACCCTTTATGTCTATTTAGTTTATAAC